ATTCAGGTACAGGTAATCCTGCATCAACGATGGGACCTATAAAGGTTCATGGTCACTGGTTTAGGCGTCCAGTTTAACCCAGCTAAAACTACTTTATAACTGGTAGCTTAAAATATTTTTGGCTAGGTGATACTAAAACTGAAGATGGGACTTATTACTTGCCAATAGAGGGAATCAAGCCATACGCAGAACAGGCAAATTTCAAAAATAACCATGCAATTGCTTATGGTTTGAAGTTTGGATATGGTTTTAAGAAGGGTCGATAAAGCCTTATACAATGGCAGTAAACAGCATTGTGTAAGGCACTGATACTTGTTAGGTATGCTTAGAACACTTAGCCAAACTATGGTCACAGTGAAGATCAAGTGACTTACTAATATATGGAGAGTAGCAAAGCCTTATATATGGTAGGTTTTCAAATCTTTTATTTAACATAATATACATTATACGAACAATCGTATAATTCACCATTAAGCCTTTGATTCCATTGGGTTTTTCTTAGGAACTGGCTTAACACTAAATACCTGCATTTGTGCTCCAAACTTAGTTTGTATCTCTGTGAATTCGATTTCTACTTCTTGAGCGTTGTCAGCACATTCCTCAAGGATTGCCTGAATTTGTTCAACTGGCATCATTCCCGGCATTGCACTCAAGTTATATTTCACTGGTGACAATACGGTCGTAGATAAATAAGCCTTAGATTCACCGTTTTTCTCAGTACGGTAAACGGTTGGAAAAATTGTGCGTTTATTAAATGAAACTTGCATGGTTAAAGCCTCCTCAGGCAACTAGATGTAACCCACGTTTGGGTGTGTATTGTGAAACTGGTTGAACGTAATCTGGTGGTAATTGATCAGCCATCTTAAGTTCGAATAAACGTACAAATGGGATGACTTTACCGTTTGGATTTTTATGTAAATTCTGTAGATGAGAACGGCTAATACCGCAGCTAATAAGCTCTCTTTCACGTTTATAGAAACGTGATTCCAAATGTCTGGACTTTACTTTTTTATAACCATCAATACGCAATGATCGATAGAAATCAAAGGCGTTATAAGCCTTGGTATAACTAGGATTACCTTTCTTGGTATAGGTAACCAATTTAGATTTAAGTAAAGCTTCTAATTCATCATCACTTGCGAAATTCATATATTCACCCTCCATAGTCTTAAGGATTGGGTCAAACGCTACGTGCCAGAGGCGTAGCAATAATTCTGGCTGTTCATGTTGCAGCTTAATTAGCTGAAATAAATTCGATGGATAACCATTCTTGGTTAAATAAGTCTTACAAATACGAGCTTCTAGACGTAAAACAGCATTAGCAAATTGCAAAGCACCATTCATAGCAATAACAAGCGATTTAGAGCGCATACAACCCTTATCTGCTTTCTTCTGAATCTTATTTAGTTGGCTTTTAACTTCTTCAAATTTGCCATATGCCTTAGGACGTACACTTGCTGAATCATTACCCCAAGTAATGTAATTATCATATTTAACTTCACGGGCTTTACGGTGACCCGAAGCCAAGTTAGCCATATAGTCCAAAGTTGGCTGAACCATATTCTGATGAGGCAATCTAAATAAATATGTGGTATCTAGATGTAAAACCTCAGTATTTGCCAAATCTAAGATTGGGGCTAACTGGGGAAAGGCTTCGAGTAACATGCCAAGCATATGATCGGAGCCTAATTCGATAGACTCAAAACCATACACATTGTGACCTTGTAACAACTTCAATGGAGATGCCTTAATCTCAACATAAGGCGGTGTATTCATTGTATTTGTATAAAATTTAACAGCCATATCTGTATAGTCAGATGGAAGTGACTCATACGGATGATAAAGCTCCCCTGTTATCGTTTGACCATCATCGGTCTTAGAAACATGGCGAGTAGCAGCAGGAATACCATAATCACGAATATCACCATTAAACCAATGATGATTATCAAGACTACGTACATACGTAGGAATGATCGGAATCGCTAACCGCAGAAAATCAAGCATAGCAATTACCCAGATATATGAACTTCTAATACTTGTTGTATGCTCATAAAATTCCCCAATAATTATCGCATTTAATAGAATTAAAATCTCTTTAAATAGATATTAATCTAATATATGAGAACTGTAAACAAAGGAAATCTAATATATGAGAAATAATTGTTATAAAATTGACGAAAGTGAAAAAGGTCATGAAATGAACAGTATAGGCGAACGTATAGAAAAAAAATAGTAAGGAACTGAATATCAGCATTCCTGAACTAGCAAATATCGCTGGAGTAAATTACAAGACCCTAAAAAGAAACATGACCGCCGAGGACCCAAACCCTACATTGCAGCACTTAAAGAGATTAAGCATAGCTTTAGGTATGAGTATCGATAATCTTGCATTTGGCGAAGAAGGAAGCACAGATGAAGAAATCGCTATCATTCTTAACGACCTAAAAAATATAGAAAAAGAAGATAAAAAAAGAATCTTATATATGGTTCGAATGATGATTGCCGAAAGCAAAAATAGGAAATGAAAATGGATATTCTAGAAATAGAAGAAAAAATAGGAAAAGTATTTAATAAAACCACTCCTACTGGCAGACTATCAAAAGTAAAGACAAGAAATCTAACAAGTTTTTTTATGCGTACTTGTCATGATTGGAATAGAAAAAATAAAAAAAGATCATGATGAAAAAACATTTAAAAAATATATGAATGAACTAAAAAAGTGTGGAATAACAGAGAAATATATAAGAGAAGAACATGAGAAAGAAAGATTTAAAAGAAAGAGCCAGAAAGTAGAATATGTAGAACTTGTATTTGATTTAAATAATCAAGTACCAGAAGGATATATTCCTCCAGAAGGCCAATACAATATAGAAGAAATAATAGGCAAAAAGGTCAAAATATGATCAATAAATCGCCTAAATGATAAAATTTCTCATTTCCTCTAAAAGCATTGGTATATATAGCTCATAGGCGAAATTAAAAAAACTTTGGACAGTCAGGCACACTATTAGATAGCAGTGTGCCCTCTCTCAAAATCTCCCAGAAAGGTCAGGCGCGACAAGTCGCTGCCCGCCCTTTCCTCTCCTCAAATTCGCATAATGAGCACTAATGTTAAATGCCATGCGAGTGCGTATGGAAATGGTCGCATCATTGACAAAAAACCCCGCTAGCGCGGGGTCTTTAGTCAACGAACATGGCAAGTAACATAATGCCGTATTATGCGAACTTTCAGATGCTAATCATGATCATCAAAATGTTGCTGATATTCTGAGTTAGGAATTAGATGATCACAGAGAGGGCAAAAAGTATATTCGGCTCTAATTTTAGCCAAAACTTTTGAATTATTTACCCCACCATGAGAATAATAAGTAATCCAAATATCTTCTAACTCTTCTAAAGTAAATGTCATATTTTGCCAATCCTTCAAAAATCACAAGTATTGATTTTATTCATTTTTTCAACTCCCGGATTAAGCCAGGAAAGCGACCAGCAATGTAATAAAATGCCAATCAAAAATCTATTGTAAAGTCTTTTGTTCCGTAACCATGCCACACTTTTAGATGCCTCATCAACTGATTAAATTGCAATGTACGGCCACAGTATGAGCATTGCGTGTAACTCGAAGTTTGATCACGTAAAAAACCGTAGACTACGCCTTGTGACCGAGTTGGATCGGTCACAATTCCCCTGAACGGTTTTTTTTGGTTACTGCTACGGTAGAACATATAGACGGTTTTTAGTAATCAGGAAAAAGATGCTCGAATTTTTTTTCGATGTTCTTCAATAAACTTATTACGTTGTTCTAAAGGATAATATTTACCCCTCCAAAAATACAAAAAGCCCGTATCAGTCTTAATTCTTTTAGGTCTCTCAAAACGATAAGCCCACATATTTAATAGAGTTTTAAAGAAGCCAGACAAGATAAAACCCAATATTGCACCAGCTACAAAAATATGAATAACAAGGTTATGTAATGCAGAAATATCAGCTAAAGACATCATTTAATTAACCCCTTAAAAAGAAAAAGAACTTTGAGAATTTGCACCGTCTACAGAACTACGCTGTAGGTTAGGCTGAACATAATTATTAGCCTGATAAGAAGAATAATTAGGCTGCATCTGCACCTGTGGCATAACATTATTTACCTGAGCAGGTCGGTTATTCTGAACCTGAAAATAATTAAATGGTCTATCGCCATCTTCAATAAGTTTACGGCAATCAGATTGGCTTACATCATGCAAAATAGTGCCCTGTTGAGTATAAGCAACGTATTTACCATTTTTCTTCATACAACCTGAAAACACTGGCTTTGCAGTCACTTCATATTGGATTTGAGAAGTATCAACATCATAAGGACGGCTAGGATTATATTTAATTGCTATTGTCTCAATACGAACATCATTAACAGCTTGTAGTTCTGCATACGTTTTTCAGGATGCATCAAATCAGCATATTGTTCTGGAGTAAGACCAGCCATAGCTGCATCATACTTAGCCCTTTCGGCTAAAGTCATACTAGAAGGATCTGAAGGTAAGACAGGTTCGTCATGGGCTTTGGAGGTTACTTCCTTATCACTCATATGAAGATATTTAGTAGCAACCGGATAACCAATCCAAACAGCAAAACCGATGATACCTGCAACCATAGCAACACCCTTAATTAACTTAGGTGGAACCTTAAATTTATGGGTATCTAATACGGTCGATTCATACCAGTTAAAAACCTCTTTATTAGGTCTATAAATCGTAGTTGTACAACCATTTTTAAATGTAGCTTTCTGAAAGTCGTCTGGATCGGATTCAACAAAACCCCAAGAACGTTTGGCAGCAAAAGGAACATTACCATTTCGAACAAGATGAATATGCTCAGAAGTAAGGCGTCTAACATGCGTATGAATAAACATCGGATGCTGAGTAACGATAAAAATATCCTTACCCTCATGACGATGCTTTTCTAACAAAGTCATCCAAGTTGGCAAGTCTTCTGTTTTACAGTTAGTCGGTACATCTCGAGTAAATTCCTGTACCTCATCAATGAAAATAACTGATGTTTCTGGTGTATCTACCCAATCCTTAAAGTGGTCAAGAACCTGATATGGAAAAGGTATTTCAGGTTTAAGTCCCCGAACATTACATAAGTAAATTGGACGTCCCTCACTAGACATCTTGTTAGCAAGTTCCATCATCATTGCAGTCTTATAAGAACCAGGCTGCGCTGTAATTAGTTTAATAGCCATAAAATCAACCCGTATTAATACCGAATGCACGAATAGCTACAGACATTAGTTTTAGACTAAAACATGCAGCTGATGCAGAAAGAATAATGTTCACGCACTGGATGAAATCTAAGTACTGAATTACTTCAGCAGCAGTACCGCCAACCGTTGAAAGTTCAGTGGCTTTCTCAACAATTTTTTGCTGCATTTCATCGACAAAAGGTTTAACTGTACTGGATAAAAACAAGTAGATAACGCCAGCGGTAGCAGTCCCCAAAATTAACTTTGCAAATATTTTAAAAACTGCATATCGAAATAAAACCTTCAGTAATGCAGCAACAATAGCCCCAATAAACAATGGCATTAGATAGCCCTCACGGTTGAGTCAAGCATCTTAAAAGCAACCATCAAAGTGCAAAGATGAAGAAGTATTTTTACTAGTGCTAACAAGTCACACCATTGGGATAACGGAACCGTCAAAGACCCATAAATAGGAACCGTAACTGTAAAATCCTGAACACAAGCAGAATTAGAAAAAGTTAATTTATTAGATAATGCCTGCAAAGAACCTGCGGCATCTGATTGAGCATTAAGAGAACGTGGATCATCCGAAGCATCACCAATCTTTTCATACTGTGAAGTATCAAAGTCTGATGAATCAGTCTTCATCATGTCTTTAAAATCAGTAGTCTGTTTCTCAATAGCATTAACTACTGCAGTAACATCAGTAGATCCACCGCCACCACCGCCTACAGGCTTATTATTAATAGCATTAACAACTTCGTTAAGCTTATTAGCTGTAGAGTTGGTATTAGCGTCAACAGCACCTTTAACCTTATCTGCATTGGCTTCTACAGCCGTTTTTACCGTTGTTGCATTAGCATCTACAGCAGCTTTTACATTATTAACAGCAGCAGTTGTTTCCTTAACAGCAGCAGTAGTTTCTTTAACTTGATGAATTAACAGCATCAAGCTTTTGATTAGTTATACCTAAAGTACGAGAAACATTATTAACAGAGTTAACGATTTCATCTTTAACCCATGTCAGCTTGTTATTAACCGCATTAATAGCATCAAGTATAGACCTTAAAATAGTACTACTCTCAGGCGGAATAGCTGGAGGTGGTGAAGATGCAGGCGGAGGATCATTAGGATCAGGTGGATCAGTAGGATCTGGTTCTGGTGGCTGAGGAATAGGATCAGTCGGAGGTGGATTGCTATTCTTTACACAAATCTGCTTACCATTAAAACTACCCGGCACATAACCAGAACCACAACCTGTTGGGGGCATGTCGCAATAAGTCGCACCATTTTGACAACCTGATTTAATTGGTGGCGGAGGTGTACCCTCTGGGCAATAAATAGAACCATCTGCTAAACGGTTACAACCATCATCAGGTGGTTGATAACATCCCCCGTATGGGTCTTTAGGGTCACATGAAGACTTTGAAAATTCAGGTGTACAAGAAGGACTCGGGATTTCACTTACAGAGCGTAAGGTAATATTCTGATAATTACCTGATGAAATAACTAATGGATTAATTTTATCCTGAGCATCGTATATGCAATATGTTCCGTCTGGATTTTGCTTACATACTCTTAAAGGAATTGGAGTATTAGGTTCAAAATAAACTGGAGTCGGCCACCCAGAAGCAGGACATTTATAGGTAGGCGCGCCATACAAAACACCTGCATAGCTAGTAGCCCCACTAGCGCTATAACAGTATCCAGCGAGAGAATTTACCTCACCCGTTGGATTAGAGATAGGTTTAAAAATATAAGTAGAATCAAGTGCTTTACATGCAGAAGCACCAGAACTAAAAGTACCTAAACTCGGTCGTTGTGAAATGACATAAGTTGCATCAGCAAAAGCCTGAACGGAAAATAGACTTATAATTATAAAAATGAAATATTTAAAAAACTTCATAAAAGCCCCCAACTTTTTAAATATTTAATTCTTATAAGATGGGGGTATTTCTACCCCCTGAGCTATTAGCTAAAGAAAGCAGCTTTAACCCATTTGAATACAACAGCAACACCCGCAAGACCGAGTAATGCAGCACCAACAGCAGTAATCGCAGCAGTACCGTCAGTTGTTAAAGTTGCAACTGGACCAGCCACGTCAACAGCAGCATTGGCATTAGTAATAAGCGCAGCCCCAACAGCAGCACCCACCCCAAAACGTTGAACATTAGTAAGTGTTAGAACACCACGTTTTTGATTTTCCATAACAATCTCCAAGGGTTAAAAACCCATTAGTCTAAGAACGATTTTAAAAACATAGCTGAGACCGTATAAAACTGCGAAAGCAGCAAAAAGACCAATCACCAGATCCATGTTTAAATACCCAATACATGTCGTCTGGTCCGACCCATAAATCAAACAAGCCAACATAATTGAATTCCTTTACTTCCGTTTTTTATAGTAGAGATATAAGCCCACTGGATGAGCTATAACCCCTACTACGAAGAAATACCAAACTGCATAGATGACCATTAGAGACATCCCCAATAAATAGGATTGCCGACTTGCGATTAACGCCCCCAAAAGCCGGCAAATTCTTTTTATTTACACTTATAAAAATGGATGCAGTAACTTGAATGTTTTGTGAACTCTGCACCACACTTCTTGCATTTATAAATGTAATCTGTCATAGTTAAAATACACGTAAGCTATTGATTTTTAACATATTATACATTATACGAACAATCGTATAATTCACCATTAAGCCTTTGATTCCATTGGGTTTTTCTTAGGAACTGGCTTAACACTAAATACCTGCATTTGTGCTCCAAACTTAGTTTGTATCTCTGTGAATTCGATTTCTACTTCTTGAGCGTTGTCAGCACATTCCTCAAGGATTGCCTGAATTTGTTCAACTGGCATCATTCCCGGCATTGCACTCAAGTTATATTTCACTGGTGACAATACGGTCGTAGA